GTTGAAGTTCACACGCTTATGGCGCTATTTGCCATCCAAGCTCTTCCAAATCGCTGGGGTTTTCGGTGTTGTAGCAGCAGCAATTGCTGTTGTCTCCGCGGCCATGGAGCTGTGCTGCTGCCGGCGCCGAGAACGTCTCACATTCCATCCAGGCGAGAAGATTGTGACTTTAGATGTGCGTCAGGATTCAGCTGTTGAAGGGAAACATGCTGATGTTTACTGTCGTGTTGCGCGTGAGGCGAGCTATGGCCCGCTAACTGTCCACCGCAATTATGAAGTGTCTTTGGAATTGTTGGCCCAAATCATGACACCAAAGATACTTTTGACAGATGACGATGTGCTTGCGCGTAGCCGCTTGGTCGACAAGGCCAATTCGGTGATGAGCATTAACATCAATCGCTACAATTTGTATCGACCTATGGATCGCATACGTGAAACCGTTGAGGTTGCGCACTTGATAATAAAGGCCAAGCGAGCCCAATCAAGTGATTTCCTACGCACTCTCTTCGGAGCTGTTCAGCCGGAAATGGATTTTCGGCTGGACAGCCACCAGGGTTAGTCCAGTGGGGCTATCGTGTGGATGAAGTGCCCGATGTTGTCATCGACCCGTGTGATGCAAGTGTGCAGATCACGAGGTATGATGATACAGTTCATCCACGCGCACTGGTGGCTGTCAGTGCCGGTTGCCATTTAGTTGGGGCGTCGATGTGGCGCCCGGACTACATGGACGGCCCAACAGCGCTCGCGGGTGTGTTTAAGAGGTTTGTGAGGGCCCCTCCCGTCCCGAAGAGAGGGATGATTAGGGGTGTGAAGCGATTTGTGAACCGTTTCATTCATGATCACTTGCGGCCCTTAGCAAGTGATCTGAATGTCTCAGTAGGGGAGTGGCTCAGAGGGGTTCCATACACAACAGAGTATAAGGATGCACTGTTGGATTGCCTTGATGAGCCTTTTGGTGCGAAACCAGGTGATTGGGATTTAAGCTCTTTCCTCAAGAACGAGCCGTACAATGCTCCCAAATACCCGAGATGTATCAATGGCCCCTCCCTACGAGCGAAAGCGTATTTTGGTCCAATATTCAAGAAGATTGAAGAGGTTGTGTTTGCGCTTCCGTATTTTATAAAGCACGTGTCGATGGACGAACGCCCAGCATTTATTAAAGATCTGTTGGAACGTGCAGGTGGTCAGTATGTTGCCACCGACTTTACAACCTTTGAAGCACTCTTCACAAGGGAATTGATGTTGGCTGTCGAACTGCCGCTCTATGAGTACATGACAGCCAACTTACCAAATGGTCCTGAATGGTAT